AGGGCATCGCGCCGCCGAAGCGGGCGTAGGTGCTGGCCTTGGGCTTGTTCCAGACATGGCCGCGCTTGGGGTTGGTGGTCTGGCTCACGAAGCGGAACCCGGTGCCGGGCTTGTATTCGAGCCAGTACCGGATGCGGCAGCGGAGCCGGAACCCGTAGGGGTAGTCTTCAACGAGGTAGGCGGTTTCGGGGGTGGTGTGGCCGGTGAGGATGCGGGTCATGCGTGGTTCTCCTTTCGCCCTAGATGTAAGCATTGGCTACAGAGGAGTCAAGGGGGTGAGTTACAAAATTATTCCTCCACCGGCTCCTCGTCTGGGGTGTCGGTCTTCCAGCCGTCGACGGTATCGGCGAGATCGCGCAGCATCTTGGCGGTCCAGCCGCACCACTGGTTCCGGTTGCCCAGCCCCTCCCATTCGTCCCGGAGAAGCTCGCGCAGCGACATGATGCCGATCGCGTCTTCGTGGTTGCACAACTCCACGGCTAGTTCGCCTTGCTGGTATCTGATCCACACATGGGCTTGCGCGCAGGCGTCGGCCGCATAGTCGGCAAAGCTCTCCTCAAGCAGCTTGGTAGCTCGCTTGATCTCGGCCTTTATCGCTTCCTCGATCGGGTCCATGTTCAGTTCGAGTTCGATGTCGGCCATGCCGGCCCACTCGGCCCATTCCTTCATCCCCTCGCGGAGAAGCTTCAGGCCTTCCTCTGATGGTTTCAGGTACATCACCGGTTCTCCCTTGCCATTTGGTCGAGTCGGATCGCGGTGAGCAGGGCGAGCAGATGCTCCTCCCGGGGGCCGTCGATCGGCGGCCAGTCGGGGCTGTCGAGTTCGCGGATTGCCTTGCGAACGAGATCAAGGTCTTCGCGGAGGGTGACTAGCTCAAACCATTCCGTGACGGTGCGCGGGGTCATGGCTTCAGTCCCTTGAAATCGAGCGCTGGCACAGCGCCGCTGATCGAAATGCGCTGGTGGGCCAGCCAGACGGCCGACACTAGCCTTAGCTGCCAGTCCTCGCCGTAGCGAATGCGGGTCAGGTGATACGAAGCACGCGGCGACCACACCTTTCGGAAGTAGAAGAAGGTGTCCCGGAAGCAGGCAGGGTGGGTCATGCGGGCACCTCCGTAGGCTTCGCAAGCGACTTGATGACGGCCTCGACGGTCGCCTCGACTTCATTGGTGTGGGTCGGGTGAGTGTAGACGTCCCAACCGCCGTCCTTGAAGGTCTGGACGATGAAGGTGCCCCAATCGCCATTGCCGTTGTTGGCGAGGAGGTGGGTCATCCAAGCGATCTGCGTGTCTTTTGGTCCCTTGATCTCCCAGTTGATATGCACCGCGTAGCCGCGCTTGCGCAGCGCCTGTGCCAGCGTGTTGTCGGGGTAGGTGTGGGTCTTGGTCATGCTGGCTCTCCTTCTAGGTAGATGATGTCATCGGTCCCCTCGGGGATTTTGACCGCCACTGCGTCGAGGCGACCCCGGGCGCGGAGTTCGATCGCCTTCGCGACCGCGTCCTCCGCATGGTTGAACCGCAAGTCGACGGGGCCGAAGAACTCCATCCAGACGACGGCGATCACTTCTGGCTTGGTCATGTCGTCTCCTTTCCGTTGTTCATCAGGATGCAGGCGATCGCGGCGCGCTGGCTCTCCCCAGCGGCCTTGGTCATGGCCCGGGTGTCCCAGAGCGTCCCGGTCTTGCGGTTGGGGCCGCCGCCGAAGCCGATGACGTCAAAGTGGGGCGTTATCTCCTTGTTGACGTTGGGCTCGTCGCCGCCGTCGTGGTAGCAGACGTCCACGCACTGGGGCGGGCCGCCGTTCCGGTAGGGCATGAAGCTGAAGGTGATCCGCTTGCCCTCACTGGTCTTGGCGCTGATCGTGAAGCCGCCGTCAGGGACGTCGACCGCCAGCGTCGGGACGCGGTTGAACTCGGCGTAGCCGGCGGCCACGGCGTTCTCGGTCTTGGTGTAGAGCTTGGTCATGTCATGTTCCTTTCGATGACGTAGATTTCGAGGCCGCAGCCGCCCTTGCGGACCAGCGCGGCATCGGCCGCGTCATGGCCGTCAGGATCGACTTCAAAGGCAACCAGTTCTCCCATGCCCGCGAGGAAGTCGCGGGCCTTCTCGATCGTCTCGACCGTCGCCACAATGCGGCTGAAGGGGGAGAGTCGGATTTTGTAGGTCATCTTGCATCCCTCGCGTAGCGAACCTTGCCGTCGTAATCGACCCAGAGCGGCGTCTCATGGTGGCCGCCGTCCTTGACCCACTGGCGGGCGTACTCTGGGCTGACCCGGTCGTAGCCGACGCGGCTTATGTCGGCCTGCTCGGTCTGGCGCTGGGTCGACTCGACCAGCGTGGTGTGGGGGTATGGCCCCGGGTGGCTGCGTAGGTAGTAGGTCATGCCTGTCTCCTCAGTTCGTTGTGGTATCTGGCGGGCACTTTCGCGCCGTCTTCGAAGTGGCTGGGCAGGGTGCCGTCGATGTCGAGGTAGACCCACTGGCGATCGACGATGCCCTCAAGGTCGTTGCCGACATCTCGGACCAGCCCGATCGAGCAGGGCTCGTGATCCTTGGCCCAGTCGACGGCCTCGGCGTAGGTCGCGAAGTGGCAGACCTCGGTGATGTCAGTGCCGTCGTCGTTGAGCGTCTCGACCAGCCACTCGATGGTGGTGATCATCTTGTCGGTCATGCCGGCTCCTTCTGGATGGCCTTGAGGATCGCGTAGGCCTCGCGCAGGCCGCCGAAGCTCCTGCTGCGCTGGCCGGGGCCGTTGCCCTCGTCGTAGTGCCAAGGCGGGGCGAGGTGGACGAAGAAGCGGTCTTCATCCATGCCCTCGTTCTCGACCTCCTCGACACGATCGGGGAAGCGGGCGGTGATCTTGGCGCGGACCTCCCTGATGTTGATGATCATGCTCCGTACTCCTTCTTGGGCTGGGTGATCTCCAGCCCCATCAGGGCGAGGCCGGTGCTGCGGGCGCTGAACTTCGCGCCGTCCGGCGTCTTGCACCCTTCCAGCCCGGTCATCCCGAAGAAGACGTTCGTCGCGTGCCGGACGGTGTGGGTGGAGTGGAGCGCCTCGACGGCGGCCCGGTAGAGCCCTTCGTCGTTGCCGATCCAGAGTGCCACGTTCCAAGCGTTCCAGCTTTCGTGGCCGTTGTATTCGCGTGCGGTCATGGGCAGTGCTCCTTTCGCCACTAATGTAATCGTTGGCTACAAGGAGTCAAGAGGGGTGATGCCAATTATTTTGATTTCGTAGTGCGACAACCCCTTGACAGGGCGTAGCCAGTACTTACATTAGGGGTGAAAGGAGAAGCCAATGACCAAGCTCTACGCCAACGAACTCGGCTGGACCGACGTCACCCCCTACGAGGTGGTCGAGGTCCGCACCGAGAACAAGATGATGATCCGGCGCATGGCCACCGAGCGCGACCCGACTTGGAAGATGGACTTCCACCCCGGCGGCTTCGTCGGCCACGTCGCCAACGACCGCGAGCAGCGGTGGTTCATCACCCCCGATCCCGAAGCCCCGGTCTTCGCGATCCGGCTGAACAAGAGCGGCTGGAGAGACAAGTGGGGCAACCGCTACAGGGTCGAGGACAAGCCCCACAAGTTCCACGACCACAACTTCTAGGAGGACCGAGTGATCATCAACCCCGTCACCGTCAAGTTCAGCCGCCACGAACTGGAAGCGGCCCACCGCGTCATCGAGCTTGCCATCGCCTCTCGCGCCACCGGCAAGGCGCGGCGGCGCGCTCTGGAAGGCGCGATCTGGAGCATCGAGCACGCCCTGTACGCGGCTGACCAGAAGAAGGAGGAACCCGCATGAGCCTGAACACCGATCTCGTCAACGCCATCGGCGCGCTGCCGGTCAAGAAGGCCGCCACGATGGCCAAGGCCGCCCACAAGGTGCTGCGCAGGCACGCCAAGCTCCACGGCATGGACCCCGACATCGAGGTGTTCATCAAGCCGCCCAAGGCGAGGCACTTCGGCTCCGAGTGCTGGGTCGTGTGCTGGGAGGCCGGACCCTACGAGTGGGGCATCCCGGCGAGCATGAGCATCGTCACCGCCACCGGCAAGCTGGCCGAAACCTACTACGGCTTTGACCTCCTCTTTTTCCCCGGAGAAGACAGATGAGACTCTACACCTTCCGCGACCAAGACCAGAAGCCGGTCGCCGTCAACCTCGACCTCCTGCTCTATGCCGAAACATTCCGGCGGACCACGCACGGCCCTGAGATGACTAGGCTGGTCTTCGCGACCGCCGAATATGTCGCGATCGACATGCCTCTGGCCGCCTTCGTCGATCTGGTCACCAGATGAACTGGCTCCAGAAGGCAGGCGCAGCGGTGGGCGGCTCCATGATCGCCGGCCCCATCGCGCTTGAGACAAGCCCCATCGCCGTCTTCCAGAACGTGGGCGACCTCCTGCTTTGCTACTTGATTGGAGCGGGCATACTCGGGTTGGTTGGCTGGTCCTTGCCAGACGACGACAACCACACAAGAGACTGACAGCCTAGCTCCCGTGTCGTTTTCGCACTACATATCCCGAAAGAGGAGATGCGAATGGACGCCAAGAAGCCCGGCCCCGGCCGGCCGCATAGCGGCAAGAAGATGATCACGCTAAGGCTGGAGCCAGATATCATCGAGCACTACCGGGCGACCGGCAAAGGCTGGTTGGCGCGCATCAATGAGACGCTAAGGCGATCAATCACGGCCCGACAGAAGTGGGCCGCTGTAAGAGATGCGAAGAAAAAGGTCGGCAAGGTGGTGAAGGCCGCATCCCGCGCCGCGAAAGCGAATGGAGGACAGTCGTCCGGTCCCGCTTGAAGAGATAGCCGACGTATGAGGTCTTCAGCTTCTTGTGGTTGTTCCGACAATTGACCACCACGGCCACGATCGCATCGTGTCGGGCCTCGGCGATCTTCACCACACCTCTATCCGTAGCGAGAATGTCGGCGCTCGTCAGACCATGCCACCACGCCACCCGGGCGATTAGCTCCTCGGGTGGCGTGTAGTCGAGGATCGGCACCGGGGGACTGTGCAGCAACCGCCCATAGCGGCGATCGGCATCGACCAGTGCCTGCCAGTCCTGACGCTGCTCTTTCTGCCAGCGCAGCGACAGGGCGACCACCCGGTCCCGTCGAGGCGTCGGCCGGATCGGATCGTTCACCGGCTGCGCGCCGGCCATCGTCTGCCGGTATGCAACGAGGATCATTTGAACAGCGGCGTCCCCTCCGCCCCCATCAGCCTGCCCTTACCTTTCGCGATCGCGCTGCGCTTTGACGGCTTCGTGGCTAGGTCCATGCGGCGCGCAATGTCGGCTTGATATTCGGCCTCCCGTTCGATCAGGATGGCCTTGAAGCCCTCACGCCATGCCGCCTCGCCAGTCGTGCCAGTGCCGGCAAACATATCAAGCACGGTGCCGCCCGGTGGCGTAATTAGCCGGCAGAGGTACTGCATGAGGTCTAGTGGCTTGACGGTCGGATGCTTGGAGCCGATGCGGTCCTCGGCGTCGGCCTTGGCGGTGTAGTGGAATCGTCTATCGAAGCCCTGCGCCCCAACTTCCTCGCTCGTCTCGATGATGTCGAATGTGACAGCTTCGACACAGCGGCTGGACATCAAGAGGTTGACCGTAATCGTCGTGATGCCAGTCGGATTTGGGATTGCCACACACGTTACAGGGCCTAGCTTTGCCAAGAGTTTTTCGGGTGGTAACTCGAACGCGAACCTTCTCTCGATATTCTGGATCGTTTCGGTAACGCTCGCGACGATCAGCTTTAATTGCTGATCCGAGACGTTCATATTTGGTGCCCGGTAGCTTTGCCTTTGCAGCGTTTGCCTGTCCGCCGACATGGCCACTGCATTGCTTAGAGCAGAAACGACGTGCTCGCTTTGGAGCGCGAAAGTCCTTGCCTCATCGTTCGCAGATTTTATCGAAGGGCATCTTTCATCCTCCCTTGGAAATGATGCAAAGAACCGGGCTGCGGAACCGCTGTCGCCATATTCGGTCGTGTCATTGTATTCGGCTCCGCCATTACGCCATTGTGTCCTATCCACCCGTGGCGACCGATTGCGCGGCACATCACTGCTGTTGCTCTCAGGGAACACCGCCAGCACTTCCTCGCTGCCGTCATGGATGAGGTTGGCAGGCCAGCGGCCAAGAGAAGAAGCACGCTCCGCAGTCTCCGCGCCCGTCGCGTTCATCCGATAGCCGTCATGGCTATGTTTGGCCGGATTAAATCGTGTCGATTCCGGCGCACCCTCCACCCTGCATCCGCCTATGTTCAGCGCTCCGGTTCCATGCAGCAGCACGTTCGCCGCTATCGTGCCGATCAGCGGCTTGCGAGCCAGCACGATGGGCTCAAGGTTTGGAGAGAAGTACTTGTCGTTGTCTCGCGTGAAGACGGGCGTGGTCTGCGACAGAAAGAAGCTCAAGGTTCTCAAGGCGATTGTCTGTTCGGTCGCCGTTTCGATGGTGTACGTTCTCGCCTCGTCCAATACGGCGTCCGATATGCGCCTCCATAACGAGAATGTGCTCCAGTCGATATTTGTTTGGCGCAACAGCAACGCCGATATAACCGGATTTAAGCTGGTAGCATCCGCCGCCGTAATTGGGATTTCCGTTCCCGACGAAATGCTGCCGTTGCCACTCTCCCTTGCACTCTCGGGAGCAATAGATTCCATCGCCTTTTTTGATGTGCGCGCGTGCGATGTAGAACTCGCCGCCGCAATGACGGCACTTTCTGGATTCGCCAAGACGCTCGTTCTGGCATGATCGACTACAGTATTTGCCCCCGCCTTTTCGCACTTGAGCAGGAAAGATTGCAAAATCTCGTCCGCATCGGAGGCAGGCAAAGGACACTTTCGACATAATTCACTCCAAAGACGAGTTCCCAAGTCTTGGAAAAGAATAGCAAAAACCGCCTTTAGTGGCAAGGGCTTGGCACAGAATGCGATTGGTTCCCATGCGGGCTTAGCGCTAGTGCCCCAGCCTTGCCATTGGCTGGCTTCCTCACTCGGCCTGTCGGAGTCAAACGCCCGGTCGATCGCCTTGCTCACATCATGGGATTTCGGGAACCCGCTTCCATAAATCCAAGCGATCTGATCGCGGATTTCAAAGCCGGCGTCCTCGATCGCGCACGCCATGCGGTGATAAGTCCGCGTGCCGCCAAAGGCGACCAGATGCGCGCCGGGCTTCATCACGCGATAGACAGCCGCCCATGTTTCGGGATCGAAGGCGATGTCGCCGCCGTCCCATTGCTTGCCCATGAAGCCAGCGCTGGCGCGGGCATATGCGCCAGTCTTGCCAACCTTGACCGGCGCTGCACCCTCGGCACCAAACCGCTTCACGATGCTGGTGAGATGATACGGCGGATCGGTGACGCAGGCGTCGATCGAGTTCTCTGGCAGAGTTGCCAGCACGTCGAGGCAATCGCCGGGATGGAGCGTCACACGATCGTCGAGGAAGTTGGTCACCATCGTTCGATCATAACCAGCTATGTCCGGTAGACTAGCCGGTTGTGCGCCAGCATCACGGCCTCTCGCGTTTCCTTGACGTCCATCAGTTCGACCTCGGCCTCCTGCATGACGCGCATGTGCTTCTCGTTGGCCAAGGCAATTGTAACGTCGCGCTCGCGGGCGCTATCCATGATCTGCTTGTGGATCGTGTCGATCTTCGCCTGCATCTGCTCAAGGCTCTTGGCGAAGCTGTCCCGGCTGCGCACAGAAAGAGATCGCTTGTTCGCCACAGAGAGGTCTGGCGAATCCTGCGCCAACGCCTCGGCCACGGCTTTTTCGGCCCGATCTTCCTCGTCCTCGGTGATGGCGCGCATCTTGATGGGGTTCATGTGGATAATCCTCTCATTCATGGTTCGAGCTTCTCTAGCCTGTACTTTTCGTTGCCTGAGACGATGATCCAACCCAAGAGCGGCAGTGTATCGTTCGCCCTTAGCAGCCGCCACTCGAACGCCGCAGCTAGCCTAGGCTCATTGCCGGCCGTGCCTGTCGCCTGCCGCAGATTCTCCCGGGTGACTTGGCTGGGGTGCCGCTTGATCAACTGCACGACCATCGAATGGCTGGGATGGCTGGGGTCGATCAGGGCGAGGATGTTCTTGGCGGATTCGATGTAGCGCTGTGGCCCAGCGTAGAGCGCCGGGGAGATCATTTGCGCGGATACAGGTCGGGGCGCAGCTTGTGCCGTGATATCCCGGTGGCCTTCTCGATCTGCAGCACCCGCTCGGCCGGCACCCTTCGCCAGCGATAAAAAGTTGGGTGACGAACGTTGAGGGCGCGGGCCAAGGCAGCGATCCCGCCAACCTTGGCCGCTGCTTCTGCAACAATCGGTATCACGCAGTTCTCCTTGCCGCGCCGCGCCGGGCAGTGCCAAGCCCAGCCCCGCAACGCATTGCCTAGTGCGAAGCTCTCCATGTAATCTTTAGCTACGGATTGGTCAAGGCCCCTTAACGCAGCGGACGCACGACACCCTGCGGCGTGGCCAGCTTAAGAGGATTCACTGGTTTCACCGGCTTCATGGCCTGCAGGCTGGCGGCGGCGGTTGGCGAGGGATTGGCGCGCAGCCCGGACACCGGGGTCATCACCCCAGCCTTCGGCAGCTTCGGCATCGCAAGCGGATCAACTGGCATTTCTCACCCCCTTCTTCACGTTCGATGGTGGCACAGTCGTCGGCTTGGCGGTGACGGTAACCGTCGCAGGATCAATCCCGGCCGCCCGCAACGCATTAAACAGTAGCACCGTCCTGTGCGGCGTCAGAATCTGTTCCTCAACTGTCGGCTTGGGCTTATTGACCATCGCATCACCCCTTCAGTTTCAAAGTGCCCCACTTCTCGGCGGGCGTCGGGCGTTTCACATCATCTGTGAAGGCGGCGTCCGTAACGGCAGACGTCGCCAGTTGCGCGGCGGCGGCAGGCGAAGGATTGGCCTTCTTCTTGTTCCGCTCAAGAATCTGCCTGATCCTTGGCGTGTTCAGGAAACTGGAGCCCGGTGGAATCTTGATGACCATCGCATCACCCCTTCATGGCTTTGCCAAAACCCTTGTGCTGCGGGATTTTAGCGCCTGCCTTCCGCGCCGTGTCAAGCGATGCCGCGACTGCTTGGCGCTGCGGATAGCCGGCCTTGGTCATCTCGGAAATATTCTTGCTGATCGTCTTCTTCGATTTTCCCTTGGTCAGCGGCATTACGACCTCCTATGATGCGCGGCAGGACCGGCGTTATCAGCACCGGCCCAAAATCCCCAATATCACTGGTAGCCTGCTCAATAAACTCTTCTCGCGAACCGTCCCTGACGGAGACTGCCTCATCTGGCAGGGGGCGAGGCTGAAAAAGGATATTGCCAATAGCTACGGCGTCATAGGCAAGCCGGGACAATGGCCAAAGATATGCCTCGTCCATCGATACATCTACGAACAAATGTATGGGCTAGAACCGGACCAGATCGTCATGCATACATGCGACAGGAAGGCCTGCATCAACCCGGCACATCTATTTGCCGGCACGTCGAGCCAAAACAATCGCGACGCATATCGACGAGGGCTTAAGAAACCATCGGATCAGACCCCGAAACTACACACTGGATTGAGCCGAGCCGCAAAATTAAAGCCGGCCGACGTTCGAATAATTCGTAAGCTTTTGAGAGACGGTGTTTTAGGCATCGAGATAGCCAAACAATTTGGTGTTTGCGATGCGACTATTAGCTCTATAAAATTAGGTGTTCACTGGAGTCATGTTCAGTGATGGAGGATCGACAGCTTAATCTCTTTCTCACCAAGCGACAAAAAGGGAAACTTCCTCCGGGGCCATCTGAATTTCAGATTCACGTTGCTATAGCAGACTATCTCCGTATTGGGATCGCTCCGGGTTGGTTGTTCCTACACCCAAGCAACGGAGGAGAGCGGCCAGCCTTCATCAACAAGCACGGTCGCCGCATTTCCCCCGAAGGCGGCAAGCTCCAGAGGATGGGCCAGCGCAAGGGCGCATCCGATCTCCTCCTTGCTGGTCCCCCACACGGAACGCTGCACGCATTGGAAATCAAGAAGCGCGGCGAACACCTCACTGACGAGCAGGAGCAATTCCTGAAAGAGGTGCTGGCGGCTGGCGGCAAGGCCGATTGGGCCGACTCGGTTGACGCAGCGTTAGCCATCCTCAAGATGTGGGGCTGTTTGCGCCAAGGCATCCATATCTAGTGTCTGGATTCTCGGGTTAGTCGGCGTAAGAATACGACGGGCCGGTGCTGCGACACACCGGCCCCCTAACCCATCCATCGAGCATGTACGAGATGCCAGCGATGTCCCCCAATATTAGCGTATTTCATTTGGCTTACAATGGCCCGGGCCTCGGTGCGACATGATCGACGCGCCAATGCTCGATTATGCCATCGATTATGCCCGCGACCACGGGTGGCCAGTATTCCCCTGCGATCCGGCAACCAAGCGCCCGCTGACCAAGAATGGCTTCAAGGACGCCACCACCGATCCGGAACAGATCAGCGCTTGGTGGCACCGATATCCCAAGGCGATGATCGGCCTGCCAACCGGCAAAATCACCGGGATTGTCGTGCTGGATGTCGATGTCGATCCCAGCAAGCCGATTGATGGGCGGAAAGCCCTAGTTGGTCTGGAAATGCCGCAGACCATGATGGTGCAAACACCACGGGGCGGCTTTCACTATTACTTCCAATGGCCTGATGGCGTCGAAATCCGCAACAGCGCCAGTGATCTCGGGCTCGGCCTCGATGTCCGTGGCGAGGGCGGATATGTCATCGCCGCGCCATCCATCAATAAGGCCGGAAAAGCCTACCTCCTGTCCAACGGCAGCGAGATTCTGCCATCACCGGCATGGTTCGTGGAGAAGATCAGGGTCAGGAAGCGCCCAGCGTCTCAGCCCTTCGCGCCACGGCCAATCAACGACCCCGACCATCAAAAGTGGGGCGATGTGGCGTTGAGTGAAATATGCGCCGAGATCGCATCATCTTCGGAGGGGGAGCGGCACAAGGTGCTGGTCCGGTTGTCCACGAAAATGCTGGGCAAGGTGATGGGTGGCTACTCTAGCATCAGCGTCGTGCGCAATCGGCTTTGGCAGGCTGCGTCATTCGCCGGGTTAGATGACAAGGAAATCAGTAAGGTACTCGATTGGGGCGAGGACAACGCGGAGCCGCATGGTCCAGCCGAACGGAGGAATGGAGACTGGAAGGCGAAGCCATACCGGATTGACGGCGATCCCGGGCATCAGGGTGAGCAGAGCGAACCGTCAGAGCCGAAGAAGATCGAGCCGTTCACCACGGTCAGGGCGTCAATCTGGCACGAACTGCCAATTCCGCAGCAACACTTTCTCGACCATCGCAAGCTCATTCCGATGGCCAACACCACGATCCTCACCGGAGCCAGCGGCATCGGCAAGACCTATCTGGCGCTGCAGGCCGCTATCGCATCGGCCGCTGGATCAATGTGGCTCGGCGCACCCATCAGGCAGGGTCCGGTGATCTTCTACTCTGCCGAAGAAAATATGGATGTGCTGCATTCCCGGGTGGCGCGCATTTGCCTAGCTGAAGGCATCCACCTCGACAGGTTGGATGATCTGCACTTCGTGGACCTCACCGAGATCGTCAACGCATCGCTGATCAAAGGCGACAACCGCACCGGATCGACAGTCGTCACGGAACTCTACAACAAGCTCGACCTGACAATGGATGCCATCAAGCCGGTGTCGGTGTGGCTGGACAATAGGGGCCTGATCGTCACCGGCAACGAAAACGACCGCAACATCGCAGCCGGTGCAATGCGAGCCTGCCAATTGCTCGGTGCCAAGCATGATTGTGCCATCGCCATGCTGTCCCACCCCTCGAACGCAGGAGCAGATTCTGGCACCGGAGCATCTGGCTCGACAGCTTGGTTCGCGGGGGGGCGATCCGTGCTCAATCTCACCCGGCCAGAAGACGCCAGTGATCGATCCATAAGGACACTTGATAACAACAAGACCAACTATTCGGAGGACGGCACCCTGCTGAACCTGCGCTGGGAGATGGATCGCTTCACTTGCACGGACCCATTGCCACGCGCTGGCGATGACATCGGCATCCGAGACAAGGCAGAGCGGGTGTTTATGAAGCTGCTGATCTGGCACAACGAGCATGGCATCGAGGTGTCACCATCGGCTAAGTCCGGTGGCGTATTTGCGCCAAAAATGTTTGCCGCTCACCCCCAGTGCGAGCGGATCACACCGGGTCGTTTTAGGGCTGCAATGTTGGGCCTGATCGACACCAAAAAGATCGAAATCAAGTCACGCGGAAGGAAGGATTCACCCATCAAATATCTTGTTGTATGTGCAGAAAAGAACCCCATTGAAATCATTACATAAAAAGGCTTGCACACACACCCCTTTCATTGAAATCATTGCACAAATGCCCTTGCTTGCAAAAATGGGTATGTGCAAGCAAGGTCGATTATCGAATGATTTCAATCATATGGGTTGTGTGTGGTGTGCAGCTACCCCTACGGGGTAATCCGGCGGGCCTTTTGGCCCCCGCCGGCAATCAGGAGGAGGACCGCGTGAAACTCACAATCAAAGCCATCCCAAACGTCTACAAGGGCGTCAACTTTCGCTCACGCCTTGAAGCTCGATGGGCTGCGTTCTTCGATCTCAATCGATGGCAGTGGGACTACGAGCCAATCGACATCGATGGGTGGTGTCCGGACTTCCAGATCACAACGCCGTGGTGCCATGTGTTCGCAGAGGTGAAACCGGTCTTGCCCGACTTGCCGGAACCACCCGTGCCAAGGTGGGTATTCGACAAAAACACCAGCGATGAGGAATTTTACAAACGGCTGGCTGAACCACCACCGCCTCGCCAAAGCATGAGCGACGATCCATCATTCGCAAAAGCCTTCAAGCACTGGCAAGACGTTCAAGTGCTGCTGCTCGGCACCGGCCCTGAACGAGACAAGATCGGGTGTCTGCTCGATCCTCCGCCCACTGCGACCTATCACTGGTCCAGCGTCCACAACTTCCTCGATAGCTGGAACATCGAGGCTTTCTGGCGAGAGGCGGGCAATGTCGTGCAGTGGAATGCTCAGAGCCATTGATCCGTGATCGCCATCAGCCTATCTTCACATCCTCGCTGCCACGATCCCCAATCCCAACAGCGGGAAGCTCAACTCCACACCTCGGCGGTTCAGGCAACCCCTCGTTTGCCGAGGTGTGGTTTTTCGCGTATCGTCATCCCGTCGAGGCTGCGAGCGTCTTTCCCTCCAAGGTTGCCGTTCACGCCGTGGTCACACCTTCGGCTGCAGCCTCGACACTCAGGGGGTGCCGATGCCAATTCTGACCAATCCCAAGCAGGAGGCGTTCGCTCAAGGCCTCGCTCAAGGCCTCGCAAAGGTCGAAGCCTATCGCCAAGCTGGCTACAAGAAACCCTCCGATCCCGTCGCCTCACGGTTGTCAAGGGATGTCAAGGTGGCAGCACGTCTGAAGGAACTCCAAGCCAAAACCGTCGCGAAGTTCGAGGTGACCGCTGAGATGATGGCGCTCCAATTCATCGAGGATCGCTCCAACGCGATCAGATGGGGACAGGGCTCTGCCGCTCATGCCGCCAGCGTTTCCCTCGCAAAGCTGTTTGGCCTCATGGTCGAGCGCGTTTCGGTGTCGCACAACTACAGCCTGATGTCGGAGCAGGAACTCAGGCTGGAGCTTGCGTCGCTCGTCGCCGAAGCTCGATCGCTGCGGCCGGGTGTTTCCCATTGACCGCGTGTAACGTTGTGCTACGCTCCGACCTCATTTCGAGGACAATTCGATGGCACATGCTGATGGCTGGGGTTCACCGCTAGAGGTCGGGAAGAGGCCCGACATCCAGCCCGACGACACCGTGCTGATCATCCGGGACGGCGGCGTCTACATCTCCACGCCAGAGCATGATGATCACGATCCGGTGCCAGAGGACTTCCTCGTCGCTCTCGGTGTGGCGCGAGCCTTCGGCGATGAGGACTTTCGCCAGATGATGCTGATGATCACTCGCAGCGCCAGCGAGGCCGGCCACCTCGACGGCATCATCCGGGGGGCTAAGGTGCAATGATGGAGCCCGTTGCCTATCGTGGCCGGATAACGAAGAACGGCTATCTGCCTGAAAATCACGAATGGCGTGATCAGCTTTGTGACCGTGACCGAGATGGGCGTCTCGTTGGCAAAGACCCAATGGCACTATCCCTTGACGTTTTATCTGCCAGTGGCCATCCGCAGGCCTCCGCTAGAAGCGTCTTGGCGCGATTGAAGGTTATGCATGGGGTCGAACGCGGACACGAGGAGGATTTCCCTTTCGGCGCACCCAGTCGGCTCACGGAAATTAGGGATACAATTTGCAAACCGTGCTCGGCCGACAATCTTGCGGAGGTGCGCCGTTGCTCGATCTATGATTGTCCCGCATGGCAGTTCCGCATGGGGCGCAATCCACATAATCCCCAGCGCGGCATAAATCCCTTTGCCAAATGAGCGCCAGCATTGACCTCCCCAACCCCGAAGAACTCGCCAGATTGCCGCTGTCAAAACAGCAGCAAATCACCGCGATCACCGCAGCTATTGTCGATAAACTTAAGCAGAGACAGTTCTTCGATCTATTTCCTGACCGTGACAGGCTCGACACAGATGGCTCTATCCTTATCTATTCCAGAGACAAGTACCCTAAGCATCTCGAATTTTTTTCCGCCGGGGCGAACTACCGCGAACGATGCTTTCTCGCGGCTAATCGAGTCGGTAAGACTACATGTGGTTCATATGAAGTAACCTGCCACCTCACCGGGCTATATCCGGATTGGTGGGAGGGCAAGCGGTTCGAGCACCCGGTGAGGATATGGGCCTGCGGGCGGCGGAATGAATCGACGAGGGATATTATCAGTGCCAGTCTTCTAGGCCCTGTCGCCTATGATGGGGTGCGCAAAGGGCTTGCAGGTACTGGGATGATCCCCGGCCACCTGATCGGGCGCACGACATGGAAGCGCGGCGTTGAAGACCTCGTTGATCTGGTGAAGGTTCAGCATGTCGGTGGCGGGTGGTCGACGCTCGGCCTTAAGAGCTACGAGCAAGGTCGTGGCAGTTTTGAAGGAACGTCGCAGCATGTGATCTGGCTGGACGAGGAGTGTCCACAGGATGTGTATGGCGAGTGTCTAATTAGACTTATGACAACGGCCGGAATAATGATGGTTACCTTCACGCCGCTCGCTGGAATTACGGAAGTGGTGCAGCAATTTCAGCACGCATCCGACCGCGCTCATCTTGGCACGATGTAGGCTTGAGTTACGCCTGTCTGGTGGTATGGTGGTTAGTCCGGGCAAGGCGAGGCACTGCACTGCCGGGCGAGGCATAGCGTAGCCATGCGAGGCTGGGCACTGCAAGGCAAGGGAGGTCCGGGTTAATCCCCGGGCCTCATGCTTCCGGAGGAAGACGTGAAGGACGATACCGGCGACCTGTTCAGCCACGCTCGGCGCTCCGATCCGGCGACCTCGCATGAGGCGGTGCCAAAGAACATCAGCGCACAGGCGCTGCGAGTCCTGTGGGGCTATCGGGACGGTGACGCAATCCTCGACCACGCCGCCTACACGCGGGTCGGGATGGACAAGACCTCGTCGAGGCTGGCTCACCAGCGCTGTAGCGATCTTCGCAAATGGGGCCATATCGAGCGCACTGGCGAGCGCGGCACGACGCCCTCGGGGAAGCGTGGCAACCTGTGTCGGATCACGCCAGCGGGGCTGGATTACCTCACAGCACACCATTGGCGCACGGCGGAGGAGATCGAGTTCTGATGAGCAGGGCGTCGGGTGCGTTGGGTGGGCTGCTGTGGCTGCTGCTGTTCGTGGCGGCGGTGGTGGTGATCGTGGCGATAGTCCTATGAGCAATCCAGAGCATCCGCGCATTACCGAAGTTGGCCGCTTGCTGGCCGAGAACGACCGGCTGCGTGAGGAACGGGATAAGTTTCACGATGCGCTGGAACATATCGCTGCCGGGGACTTCGCCGCCCTTGCTGCAGAGAACGAGCGGCTGCGCGAGGCGCTGGAGCGGATCGAAGATGTCGATTTCGACGAGTACAGCCTGTCAGAGTTGCATGAACTTGTAACCGGCATCGCCCGCGCCGCGCTGGCGAAGGAGGGGCAATGAACAGGTGTGAAGTATGCGGCGGCGAAGGTCTTTACCCGATCATCGATAGCCACGGGCGCGAGCGCTACAGCATTAAATGCCCCGAATGCTTCGGCAGCGGTGAGGGCGAAGCTGAGTTGCCAAAAACCGAAACGGTAGATTTGCAGCGAGACAAGTACGAGCGGGCGATGGCCGAGAAGCGTGCCGCGCTGGCGAAGGAGGGGCAATGAGCGACATGTCCACCGACACGACGACACCCGCAACGGACAGGGAACTCGTCCAGATCGAAGGCAAGGCACGCGCCACTACGGTTATGCACTGGCCGGAACTGGTGCGGATGATCAACCGGCTGCGGCAGGCAGAGGCCGAGCGCGACCGGCTGCGCGAGCTAACGGAAGCCCGTGACCGTGAAGATGCCGGATGGGTAGCCGAGTTTGAGCAGGTACAGGCCGAGCGCGACCGGCTGCGCGAGGCACTGAAGAAGGCCACCGACAAGCTTGAGCGCGCAATGGTGTTGGTCGGTTCCGACCCGGAGTTTGCCGCCATCGGTGTCAGCGAGTTTCGCGCCGCGCTGGCGAAGGCGGTGGGGAAATGAGCGACCTGACCGAGAAGCTGCGGGATGGCATCCCTGCTTATGACGTAATGCAGGATGGCACTGAGCTTCACGACATCGATGCCGCTGAAACCCTCATGGCAGAGGCTGCCGACGAGATCGACCGGCTGCGGGAATTGCTCCTGAAGGAGGCGGGGAAATGAGTGACCAAAGGTACACTGACGCGCTGCTCGCGAACGGGAAGCTGCGCGAGGAGCGGGACCGGCTGCGCGAGGAACTGAACGGGCTGCAAAGAGCACACGATCAATTGGGCGACCAGTACGCAGGGGTAGTGGCCGAGCGCGACCGGCTGCGTGAGGCGCTGATAGTTGCAAGGGCCGACATAGCCGAATGGATGAGAGTTCACCACGGCGATGATGGAAGCGAAGCCGTTTTGAATCAGATCGACGCCGCGCTGGCGAAGAAGGAGGAGACGACATGACCAAAGGCGAATACCGGGTAGGCGTAGACTTCAACCCGTCGAAGAATCCGACAGTGGACAAACTGAAGGAGGCGGCGGCCGAACTGATTGACCTGATCAGCGAGATTGACGATCAGGGGGAGAACGAGATCAAGCGTCTCAAAGCGCTGGCCGCGACGGAGATTGAGAGTGCAGCAATGTGGGCGACCAAGGCCGCAACGAAGAAACCGGAAGCGAAGTGACGCGTTGTTGAGGTGCCGGCGACGGGAGGTCAGACCTCCGTTCCCCGCTTCCCAAGCGCATAGAAGCTAACAAACAGGAGGCACATCATGCCGACGACTTACGAATCTGTTGAATCCAAGGACAAGAAAGCCGCTGCCAAGAGGGTCGATGAAGCCGCTGAAGCCAACGAGAAGCGCGCCAAGAACGAGCGCGATGAGATGGACGACACGGCCGACGACAAGGTGCGCGCCGCGAAGGATGCGAGGGACGCGGCTGCAAAGCCGAAGGCCGAGGAGCCAAAGGCTGTCAATGTGAGCGCAGACGGTGGCAAGCCCGAAGCTGCGGATCACCGGCATGGTGACGATGCCAACCCGCATGAAGGCCCGTCCGTATCGAGCCGTCCCGGCCCGCATGGTGAAAACGGCTGAAGGGTGAGGTACAGCATCGCCGCCAAGGGCTACATGACCCGGGCGGCGATGTGGGACTGGGTAGTCAACAGGAGGAGCAATATGCCAACGACTTACGATTCTGTATCTGGACTGCCGACGTACACGCCTCCGGGCGTCGAGGGTGACGCCCCGCTCGACCCGACAGGTGGCCAGCCCGCTGATGAATCCAAGTTCGATCGGATCGAGAAGATGCTGATCGAGCTTGCCGAGAAGGTCGACCGGGTTGAGAAGTTCCTCGCCGCTCGGCCGAAGCTGTTTGGCAATGACGGCACGGCGGAGGTCAGCGGCGCTGTCAGCGGTTCCGTCAGTGGCGGCGACACCAGTGCAGGATGATATCTCCAAGCGGGTGAAGGCGGGGATGCCTGTCGACTTCCCTGATGCTGTGTGGCAGCGGCTGAAGGCGGTCGAGGAGTTCGTCAAGACGCTGACGATGCGGATCGAGACGATAGACGAAACTGTCGACCTCAACGGCAGTGACCATGAAGAGCGCCTCGACCGGCTTGAGCGTGCGCCGGTCGAGAGCATCATCCGAAGGCGCGAGATCGCGCTGTCTATGGCCCACAATCCCGAGGATTCACCGGAGGATGTGGTGATTCGGGCGCACGCATATCTTCGGTTCCTAGAGGGCATCGACCCGCCAAACCCCTAGATGTTGTGTTTGGACGCGATTTAGAGAATAGTGCCGCGTCAACGGGTTAGAGCGCTGTCCTTTCCGGCGTTCGCAAGTTGAACTGACGCCCGCCCCCTGTCGGCGGGCATTTGCTTATCAGGGGTGATCTCATGGCTCTGTTCGTCACGGAATACGCATCGCTTGCGTCGGACACTTTCAGCACTGGCATTGCGGCGGCGCTTGAACCCGCGCTAGCGGAGCAGGCCATTACGATCAGCGGCACGTCTGCTGCGTCTGCAGCCTTCAATACCCGCACCTGCTTTGTAATGCTTCATGCGCAAGAGGCGGTCTGCCTGAAGTGGGGCACGGCACCGACTGCGGTGACGACGGCACAGCGGATGGCGGCGGGGGAGACGCGGTTTGTCGGGGTGCCGCCGGGTCAGAGTTACAAGGTTGCTGGAATTGCTGGAGCTTAATTGACGTGTCCGCAGCCAGCATTACCTATGACACCTCTGCCACCGATGCCACTACGCGAACCGACAACGGCACCATCCCATTTTCGCTGACGGTGGCTTCTGCGGCTGGTCAGGACCGGCTGCTGATTCTTACCACCATTGGTCCTGGTGGCATTGTCGATTACGATGCGGTCACTGTTAATGGCGTTTCTGCCACCAGAGTAGGCGTGGTCGCTCGCGGGGCGACGGAGGACAACAGCAACTGCGCGCTGCTCACCGCATATCGTGTTGCCGGCACTGCATCGACATCGCTCAGTGTGGTGGCAACCATTGATTGCCCCGGTGGCGGTAACGTCTATGGCGGTATTTGCGCCTGCTTCAGGCTGAGTGCCGGGAGCTTGCTGGCGCAGACCAGCGTTCAAGGTATTTATGGGGGAGTGTCGTCCGACCCGACGCTTGACACCAACACAGTGTCGGGCGGGGCCATCCTCGCGGTCGATTGGGTTTATGACTCTAACAAAGTTCACGCTTGGACCGGCGCGACTGAGAGATTTGATAGCGTCACTTGTGGCTATGGCGATAGCCTTTCTGCGGCCACTGCCAACATTGTGACGGGGCAAACGCCGCGTCCCATCAGCCTTGCTCGCACGAACAACGTAGTATCCGATAGTGAGAGCGCTATCGCCGTCGTGCTGTCGTTCGATGCGGTGAGCGATGGTGGCGGCGGTGGCGGCGGTGCGGGCATCCGCAAGAGTTCTATGGTTGGCATTGGCAGGATGATGGGAAGGTAGAGGTGTAAGTCATGGTAAACGCCCTTATTAGCTTGATCGTCTGGCTGTTGGTGATCGGGATTATCTACGCCATCTTCGACTACGTGCTGGTTAACCTCATTCCTGACCCTCCGCAAAAGATCATTCGCGTGGTGGTCATCGTCGTTCTGGCATTGGTTGTGGTCTTGCTATTGCTGCAGCTAATCGGCCAAGGCGGTTTCACTATGCCAAAGCTGGGGTGATGATGGCTGGAAAGAATGAGGGAGCCGAAGCTCCCTCCCTTGCCGCGCAACGGCTTGCAGTGCAGAGCCGGGCGACGCAATGCATAGCACTGCCTAGCGCGGCAGGAGTGTACCTCTGATGCCGGAAATCACAAGCTCACGATTTTTGGTGCAGGCGGGGTGGCGGGACGTGCCGCACCTCGACGAGAAAACCCAGCAGGAATTGCTCGACTCCACGCCACCTCATCTTAGGGACGCAAGATCACAAGGTGAGCCAAGCATGGGAAGTGGGGCAATTTACCCAATTCCCATAAGTGATATTGAAGTCAAACCTTTTGTTATACCTTTTGGATGGAAAAAGGGATATGCGTTAGACGTTGGATGGAACAGAACTGCTGCCCTATGGGGCGCACAAAACCCTGTTGATGGAACATTATACTTATACAGCGAGCACTACAAAGGCCAGCAACTCCCAGTCGTTCACGCCGCCGCGATCAAGACGAGGGGGGAGTGGATTCGCGGCGCGATCGATCCCGCTGCCGGCGGTGCCAACCAGAAAGACGGGACGCAGCTAAAGAAGGAATATCAGGGGCTTGGGCTGATCCTGACCGACGCGGACAACGCGCTCGAATCCGGATTGATCGCCGTGTGGCAGGCGCTGGCGCTCGGGCAGATGAAGATTTTCTCCACCTTGCAGAACTTCAAAGGGGAATACCGGGTCTACCAGCGCGACGAGCGCGGCCGGGTGATGGACGGGCAGGCCGACCACCTCCTCGACTGTATGCGCTATCTCTGGCGCACTTGGGACAGGGTCGCGACATTGCCGCCGTTGCACCCAACTCAACATGGGTCCGGCATGAAAGCGGCTGACCAGCGAGCGGGATACTGATGACGACGCCTGAAACCCACGTTCTGAACATCTATCGCGGCGATAGCTACGCTTGGCAGTTCGTGTTCTGGAACGATGCGGCCAAGACCGATCCCCTCGACCTCACGGATGTGACGCCGAAGGCGGAAATCCGCAACAAGCCGGGTGGCAACCGGGTCACGGAAATCACCTGTGCGGTGACGCTGCCCAACATCATCGACCTGACGCTGCCTGCGGCTGACAGCCATACGCTTCAGCCGGGGCAGCGGGTGTGGGATTTGCAGCTAACCTATCTGAGCGGCGAGGTGTCGACGCTGGTAGCCGGTCCCGTTCTGATCACGGGTGACGTAACGGATTCGGACCCTGAATAATGGCCATCGATGTCACCACGACAACCCCCACGGTGGCGGCCATCGATGTCATCATAAGCTCGCCGACGATCGTCATCGACATTGCGGAGGTGTCGGGGCCGAGGGGTGATCCCGGAACGCCCGGTGAGCCCGGGCCAGTCGGGCCAGCCGGCCCAGTCGGGCCAGCCCCTCCATCGGGCGCTGGAACTGTGATTGTGCAGGCAATTGACGAGCCTCCTGATCCCGGCCTTGAGGGGGTGCAGTGGTACGACCCCTCCACGGGCGACACGCGTGTCTGGTACGATAACGCTTGGCAACCGGTGGGCGTGCCAGTGGCCAACTCGCCGACGCTTTTGGCGGGGCAGGAGGTGGGCGTCGAGGTTGGCGTTGCGCTGATCTTGACCAAGCTGCTTGATCTGCCAGTGCCGTATTTCGATGGTGGCAACGCGTACTGGACTCAATTTCCAAACGCCCATGCGGTCGGTATGAGCAGTCCATCGTACTTTGGGTTTGGCCTGTTTTACAGCCCAACGCATGATGGTCATGCGGAACGCGCCGCCGCTGCGGGCATCACCCATTACGATTCGACTGAAGATTACCTAGGATATCTCGCCGCTGCGCTGGATGCCGGGCTGCGTGTCAATGTTTCGTATCGTTTCTGGTCTGTTGACATGGTGGATGCGGAGGATGGCGACAGTGATCCTCTCGTCACCGGGTGGTATCTTTCTGATGAACCGGACATGTTCCATACTTTGGCATCTGTTACTGATGAATTTAACACAGCCAGAGCTAGAGATGACGGCCGATTTGCAGCGATGAATATTGGCTTGGGCGTTACGGGTCTTCCACTTTGGAATCCGACAACTACCGACGACATGGTTCGTACTGTCGATGTTTGTACTGTCGATGGTTATGTTTATTCCAGTGCTGGCATAAGGTTTTTCTACTCCACTAGTCCATACTGGACCGGCTCCACCGACCCTGATCTGATAAGGCGATCTGCTACATATGGCTGGCAATGCGACCGGATGCGCAGCTTCCAAGACCCCGGCAACCTAAAGCCGTATGGGGTTTGCGTTGAAACGGCCGATTCGTTTCGGTTTGAGTCGGCGGAAATACCGCATATCACATTGCCGGAAATCTCGGGTGCGGTGTGGTCTGCGATCAGGCACGGCGCTCGCACCATTTCTTTTTTCCAGCACAGCAGCGACCCCGAAATCCATTTCTATTCGATCACCGGTATCGGTGATCCCCTCACCGGTTATTCCGGCCCCGGCGTTCCTTACATTCGTGAGCACGTCACGGATTTGACCTCTGAGGTGGCTGCATTAGCCGAGGTGATCGACGGCCCGACTTACGAGTGGGATTTTGGCGACGCCAACGTCGACACGATGCTTAAGGCGTATAACGGTGACGCCTACATCTTTGCTGGTCCGTCGTTAAATTCGCCGCTGCCGGGGCGCGGCACGACGGACATTGAGCAAGTCGGCGAGGTTCTGGAGTTCCAGTTTACCGATACGAGCGAAACCGGGACGGTATCGAGCGCCATCGAGGTCGCGGCGGATGTCGAGCTTGTAGTGGTCGCGGTGTCCGGCAGGCACGGCACGAACAACGGCTTTGCCTCGATGACGTTCACGCAGAGCGGCGTTGACACGGCGATGACGAAGGCCACGGGCGGCGATGCGTCGGGCGCGTCTTGGCAGTCTGCGATCTTCTACATGGTCCTGCCAGACACGGGTGCCAGCAAGAGCCTCAAATGGGACTGGCTTGGCGCTGCCAGCGATGGCGAGCGTGTGATCGCCGTCACCTTCTGGAAGGGCATCGATCTCGCTATTCCCGTTCGTGACAGCGACGGCTTTCAAGATACCGGGTTTGCGCTTGAAACGACGATACTGGTTGAAACGTCGGCATTGGATGTCGCGGACGGCGATCTGGTTCTGGGGTTCTGCGGCATGTACAACCCGGACGAGGATGGCCTCGCCAAGGTCAATGTCTTCCATCACATGACCCGGTTGGCTGACCTAGATTACGAAGGCAGTGCGGAGGGGATGCTGGCGACCGCGACGCCGGATGGCAATTGCACGTTTGGATTTACGAACGTCACAGTGGCGACCGAGGCAGCATTCGTCGCGATTGTCCTCAAGCAGGCCACCCTTCAAGCTGTCACCAGCACCATCACTCAGGTCGGCACAATTACTAACTTCGCGACGGTTGGCACCACAGCCAACTCTGGCGTCATAGGCCCCATCACTGTGCCTGTCGGCACTGAGATCGCCCTCGTCGCCGCTTTCGGGCGCGTCGGAGTGGCTGACGGTTTTGCCACGGTAACCATGACGAAGAGTGGGGTTGATACCCCCATGACGCGACTGGTCGGCGGTGATGTAGACCCTGACGTATGGCAGTCTGCGTTGTTCTACATGGTCGAGCCTGATACAGGCTCTAACGTTGTGACATGGGATTGGGCCGGTGCTTCTAACGCGGTTGTCCCTACCGTATTTTCCGCCATGTTTTTGGAAGGTGTCGACCTCGCCGATCCGATCCGTGACAGCGACGGTGAGCAGCTTCATATTCAATATGTAGGCGGTCCTATGGAGGAATTTCCGTTAGAACTGCCGATGCTGACCAATCGGGAGGGCGACCTGCTCGTCGCGTTTTTCGGTGGGTTCCGTCAGAGTGCTACGGAAGGCAGCATCGATGTCTGGAAGAACCTTACGCTTCATACGCAGGGCTTGGCTACCGACTTCTGGGATTACGCATGGGCTACCAGCGAGGTGATTGGCAGTGTGACGGTTGGTATAGAGGAGGCTACTGTGTTTACTCAGGGCGGACTTGTTGCCGTCGTTCTCAAGCCTGCCGCAGCGGTTACGCCTGCCACGCCTGACGTAGAGCCCCCGACAACCGACCGCTCCATCATCACTGCGACGTTTACGCTGCCGCCCGATCTGGCAGGCGCGACCGATGTCGAAGTGCTGAACGAGAGCCGGACAATCCCGGTTGTTGCCGGGGAGTTCGAGGACACGTTCGATGAGGAGTTCACCTATCACAACTACAGGATACCGATATGAGCGGGGCGCAGATCGGTGTCGGCTCGGTGATGGTCGCGACGACCAGCGACGGTGGTCATCCGCCTGAGTTCTACGTGGAAGGCATCATCGCCAAGCTGATGCATGTTTCGGAGACGGCACCGCCCGTAATTCGCGAGCAGGCAAAGGCTTATCGGGAGACATTGCGGCAGATCGTGCTGACCGGGGTGAAAGGCGCGATCCTGTCTAGCCATACCACCACTATCGCGAAACTGCGCAAGGCCGGGATGCAAGAGGCAGCAAGCCTCGTCTACGATCTGCACAGGAGATAGATTATGGCCTTTACCGGCAATTATGTGTGCAACAGCTTCAAGTGGAATCTGGCGCTGGGCGTTCATAATTTCACGCCATCGACTGGCAATACATTCAAAATAGCGCTTTACACAAGCTCGGCTACGCTGACGGCTTCGTCCAACAACTATACAGCCATTGGCGAGGTGGCTACGGGTGGTGGCTATACAGCGACGGGACAGGCGCTGACGGTTGCGACGGGATACCCGACGCTGTCCGGGTCAACGATTCTCATCGATTTCGAGGACGCGACATGGGCTGCGTCCACCATCACGGCACGCGGGGCGATGATTTACGACGACACTTCCTCGGGCGATCTATCGGTGGTGGTCCTCGATTTTGGTGTCGACAAGATCACTGCCGGCGGGGATTTCTCTGTGGTCTTCCCGCCCGCCAATACGACACGCGCCATCATTAGGATCGTCTGACATGGCTGACATGATGGTGATGAATCCCCCGACTTCGCAGCCGCAACTGCCGCAGTCGTTGCAGCGGCCGTTGAAGGCTCCGTCTCGGGAGATGATGCGGGAGATCGTCGGTCGACATGAGGCCGAGGTGAACAGCCGGATCGGCAAGCGGCAGAGCTTGGAAACGCGCTGGATCGAAGACCTTGAGCAGTATCACGGGCGCTATGACCCGGCGACAGCCAAGGTGCTGGCCGATGAGGAGCGGAGCGGACTGTTCATCAACGCGACGCGGCCGAAGACGGATGCGCTCGCGGCGCGGTTGAAAGACCTGCTTTTCCCGACCGATGAGCGGAACTGGGGCATCAACCCGACCCCGGTTCCGGAGCTTTCGGACGAGGTAGAGGCCGCCTCGCAGGCCGCGCGCGAGAAGATGAAGCAGGCGCAGGCCGCGCAGGCGGCACCGCAACAGGCGGTTGAGAACGAGGCTCCGCAGGAGGAGATTGCTGCGCTCGATCAGCAGGCGGCCGTGGCACAGCAAGAGGCCGATACGGCGAAGGAAGCCGCCAATGTGCTGTCGGCTCAACTGGAGGAAGGTCGCAAGCGGGCCGACCTCATGGAGAAGGAGATCGACGATCAACTGACGGAATGTAAATACCAAGCCGTCAAGCGCCGGCAGATCGATTGCGCGTGCAAGCTCGGAACCGGGGTGACGAAAGGGCCGGTCACTGGGGACAAGGTGCGGCGCGGCTGGAAGCCAGACGAGCAGAGCGGCGAGCACAAGCTCGACATCTCGACTGGCAAGCAGCCAGCCTATCGCTACGTCGACATCTGGGGCTGGTTTCCGGACATGGATGTGGTCGACATCAATGACGCCAACGGCTGCTACGAGCGCTACCTGATGAACCGGCGCATGTTGCGCGGTCTGGCTGTGCTCGACGGATTCGACAAGGACGCGATCCGCCGCCTCCTTCAGCTTGCCCCCAACACCACGGCACCGTCCTATTTGTCGCAGCTTCGCAACATCCGCGCCGCCACCCAGCAAGTGACTGGCGACCTCTATCATGTTTACGAATATACGGGGCCGCTGGAGCCGGATGATCTCAGGACTATCGCGCTCTGGATGCGGCAGAGCCTAGACCAGACGGTCAGCGGGATAGCCAACGAGGCGCTGATACAGGTGGAGGAGATTGATCCGCTGGTGTCGGTCAATGCCTGTCTGTGGTTCTGCCAAGGCGAAATTCTCAAGCTGGCGATCTACCCGTATGACTCGGGCGAGACGATGTATTCGGTCTTCAACCTCGCGAAGGACGAGGCGTCAGTTTTTGGGTACGGAATGCCGGCGATCATTCGCGATCCGCAGTCAGCGCTGAATGGCGCTTTCCGGGCGATGATGGACAATGCCGGGGTGTCGAGCGGTCCGCAGGTGATCATCGACACCCAGAACATTGAGCCCGAGGATGGGGATTACAGGCTCAAGCCGCGCAAAATCTGGAAGGCAAAGAACGGCATTCAGAAGGAAAATCCGCCGTTCCAGCTATTCCATGTCGAGACGCGGCAGGACGAGATGATCAACATCATCAATCTCGTCGAGCGGTTTATCGACTCGATGTCGATGGTGCCTCAGATCATTCAGGGGCAGACCGGGGAAGTCGGCACGCAGAACGTGATGAACACTGCGCTCGGCACCGCGATCCTGCACAATTCCGCCAATGTGACGTTTCGCTCGATCGTCAAGAGCTTTGATGACGATGTGACCACGCCGGACATCCGGAGGATTTACGATTGGAACATGCAGTTCAACGAGAAGCCCGACATCAAGGGCGACTATCAGGTCGACGCTCGCGGTAGCTCTGTGCTGCTGATGCGGGAGATGCAGGCTCAAAACCTGATGGTCATTGCGATGCAGCTTGGCGGACATCCGATCTACGGCCCGATGTTGAGAAACCGCGAACTGCTCCGCAAGATTTTCCAAGCCTACATGGTGCCGGCGGAAGAGGTGATGCTGGGCGACGATGAGATTGACGCAATTCTCGCTGCGGCTGCGCAACAGAGTGAGGCTGCGATTGCGGCACAGGCTGCGGCCGAGAGCGAAAAGAAGAAGATGGAGCTTGAAAACCGCAAGCTCGAACTGCAGGCGGCGCAGGCCAATCAGGAGAATGCCAGCCGCGAGAAGATCGCCAAGCTGAATTACGACTCTCAGATGAACGTGATGGCGGCGAAGCTGAATATGTCGGTGCAGGAGCTTGAGGCGATGCTGGCCGGCAAGGAGATGGATCACGCCAGCAAGGAGCGGATTTTCGCGTCCGAGGTGGCGATCGAGCAGAAGAACGCAGCCGAGGCCCGTGCGCGAGGCGAGGTGCCGGGCGGCTCCGGTGGCTACGTCACGGGCGGCTCCAAGCCGAAGAAGAAGGCTGCAGCATGATCAGGTGGTTTCGATGCTGGATGTGCTGGTGCCCCGGCCGGGTGGTTAGCGGCTGGCGCAAAGGCACCCTGCATATCGGCTGGTGCTGCAACGACTGCGGAATGGTCAAATACTATGATCGGGCAGGGACATGATCGACGCGTACACCGACACTTGGCGTGCTGTCGCTGCGAAGGCCAACGAGATGATCGAGGCCTGTCGCGCGCGGCTTGAGCAGAACGACCAATCGTATGGCGAGAGCCAATTTCTGCGCGGCCGGATCACGGCGATGCGGGAGATTCTGGAGATGGCAAAGCCCGCCGTCATCAAAACGGGCACCGTGCCGCAGGATTTCCGATCCCGCGATCGAAGCGGCGTTTAACAGCAAAAGGGGTGAGACATGGAACAGAAATCACAGTCGGCAGCAGAGCCGACCGACGAACAGCTTTGGGCTGAAATCGGAGCCGACGAGGGTCAGATTGCAGAAAAGCCCGAAAGTGCTAAAGATACCAACGCTGAAGAGGCCGCCGCTCCCGATCAAGAGCCCGCCGCCGAACAGCAGGAAGAAGCAGCCCCGGATATCTGGGCTAATGCGCCGCCTGATCTGAAGGCCGCCCATGACGCTCAAGTGACGGCGCTACAGTCAGCGACGACAGAGCACGCCCGCCGATCGATCGAAGGCCGGATCACTGCCTACACCCGTCGACTGCATGAGCGGAACGAAGCTGCAAAGCAGCCGAAACCCGCTGAAGAGGCCGCCGATGATCCGTTTACGGAATTGGTTGCCGAATACCCCGAGATAGCGACGCCGCTTCAGAAGAAGCTCGCACCGCTTGAGGCGAAAATTTCACAGTTCGATGCTCGCGAGCAAAGCCGCCAAGCCGCCGCCGATGCTCAGATGGACGCCGAACTGAAGGCCAACGAAACTCTACTTGAACAGCAGCATCCCGGTTGGGACAGCTACCTGAAGCAGTATGGGACCGTTTTCGGTGCATGGATCAACGACCAACCGTCCTATCTTCGACAGGCATTTGAAACCAACAAGAACGCGATCATCGACCCCTATAGTGCGATCGATACGCTGAATGCTTTCAAGGAGTTCGTTGCCGCCAACTCGCAACCGTCGCAGCCGTCCAATGGGCGGCCAGCGGCTCAACAGAATGCGCTCAATTCGAGGCGCGCGGCACAGTTAGCAGGAACGGCATCACCTCATACGGCGGGCTCTAGGCCCACGGTGAGCGGCATCCCGGAAAATGGCAGTGATGAACAGCTATGGAAAGCCTTTGCTGCCATCGACCCTGAAGAACGAAAATGGCGTAGCGCATGAGGGATTGAGCGGAACCCAAAGGGTCCGCACCAATGCCAACTCTATATGCTGATGGCGGCGTATCGCCACGCACAAACGTCTACGCGGAGCGTCAGATGCTCCGCCATGCCAAGCCCGTCATGGTGCTTGAGAAGCTTGGGCTCTCAAAGCCCATGCCGAAGAACAAGACGGACACGATCAAGTTCCGTCGCCCGAGAATCTTCACTGCGGCCACGACCCCGCTGGTGGAGGGCGTCACGCCTCCCGAGACGCAATTTTCCTATGAAGACGTGTCGGCCACGCTTCGCCAATACGGCCAAGTCGTTGTTATCACGGATAAAATCGAAGACCTCCATGAAGACCCGGTGCTGAATGATGCAGCGGTTCAGGCGGGCGAGAACATCGGCCGCACCATCGAGGCGCTCAACTATGGTGTCGTTCGCGCAGGGACTTCGGTCTACTACGCCAATGGCTCGGCCAGAACCGATGTCAACACCCCGATCACGCTTGCCAAGCAGCGCGCCGTCCTGCGGTCGCTCAAGGCCCTCAAGGCGCAGAAGATCACCCGCTCGTTGTCGCCGTCTTCGGACTACGGCACGCGCGCGGTCGAAGCGTCTTATGTCGCGGTGGCCCACACGGATGTTGAATCCGACATCCGCAACATGCCCGGATTCAAGACGGTTGCCGAGTACGGCACGCGCTCGCCGATTTCGGAGCAGGAGATCGGCTCTGTCGAAGACGTCCGGTACTTGCTGTCGCCTGACCTGAATCCGTTCCTCGATGCGGGTGGGGCAAAGGGGTCGATGGTGTCGACTAGCGGAACTAGTGCCGATGTATATCCCATTGTGTACTTCGGTCAGGACGCTTGGGGCATGGTTGCCCTAAGAGGACAGGGTGCTGTCTCTCCGACTATTATTCCGGTTGGACAGAAAACTAAGGACGATCCGCTCGGCCAGCGTGGGTACGTCGGCTGGAAGACTTGGCACGCAGCACTGATTTTAAATCAGGCATGGATGTCGAGACTTGAGGTTGCGGTAACTGCACTGTGACTTTACTTAAAGGCGGCATCTAACGATGCCGTCCAACCCCGGCGGCATCTGACGATGTCGCCAACTCAAAGGAGTCTTCGCTATGACGAAGAGCATTTCTAGGCATGGTGTCCTCGTCGGAAACGGCGCTGCCCTCAATGTCGAACTCGGCTTCATCCCTCACTCGGTCGACCTCTACAACGCAACGGACGGCACCCTTATCACCACCGGCTATCTGGTCCCGTGGGTGGTGCCTTTTTCAGGTGGCGGCACTTCGGAAATTGTCGCCGGCTCGACCATTCGAGGGGCGACCTCGGGCGCGACCGCACAGATAACCACCGTCCAGCTTTATTCCGGCACTTGGGCGGCTGGAGACGCGGCCGGCTTCATGACCCTGCAGGAGGGGTCGCTGGTCGGCACCTTCGGGTCGGAAAACGTCGTCATCACCAACCTCTCCAGCGGCACGGTCGGCACCGACGATGCGACGGTCACGGTCAATGTCGTTCACAATGCTGCCGTTGCGGCGGCTGCGGCGGCTGCGACCGGCAACTCGGCGATCTCTCGTTATGAGGGAACGGCGGGGTCGGCGAGCAAGGGCTTCACGATCGGCTCGACACTCGCCGTTGAGGCCAAGGTGCTCCGCTACCGGGCATTCCGAGACAACTATTGATCGGCGGCTAGGCGCAATAAGGAACCGCACACATGACACTGACCGCATTCGATACGAACGCCACGCGTCGGGCGATCGCTATGGGCGACGACGCTGCGCTCGAACGCTACCTGCGTGAGGGACCGGCCAATGGGGGGGTGTACAACATTACGGCCTCTTCCATCGGGATGAGCCAAGCCCAGCACGCCGGCAAGGTTCTCACGCTCAACATTGCGGGGGGCACCACGCTTACGCTGCCCTACGCTACTGGGACTCAGGACAAGTACACGATTGTCGTCGGGACCACGTTCACTGGTGATGGCATCATCAAGGTTGGCCGCGCTGCAGATACGTTCATCGGCTTCTCAAACGGCGCGACGCTGGCCGGCACCACCGGCTTTGCCGAAGGCGTCGGCGGCACTGACGACACGCTGACGATGAACGGCACTACGACTGGCGGCATCGTCGGCTCGTCGGTCGAATTTACCGACATCGCCACCAACCTCTGGCTGGTCGATGCTCGACTGGTCGGGTCCAGCACGATGGTGACTTCCTTCACCGCTACTGTCTAACTCCCGTCCTGCCGGGCGCAAATGCCCGGTTTTTTAACGCAAAAAGGGAGGGCCGCATGGCCAAGATCACCAAGAAATCCGTCAAGAAACCCGCTCCGAAGGCCCCCAAGGAAGAGGCGTTCGAGCCGGTCGAAACGGTCAATGACGACGAAATCGAGGAGCCTGACGGGGCTCCCGATGAGGTGCAGGAACCCGACGACTCAGGGGCCGATGCACCAGAGGAGCCGGCTGGTTCTCCTCCCTCCACCGGCTCCTCTCCCGCCATCAACGTCAATGCTGACGGGAGCCTTATCAATCGTGCAAACAGATAGAGGAGCACTGACTTATGGCAATTCGTAAAATCCCGGTCGACATGCTCAACGCCACGGCGTTGGCCACGCATGTCGCGGCGGCAATGGGACTGGACGTCAATCCGAAACTCGGTGTGCAAGGCATCAAGTCCAAGATGGCGCTGGCGGGATTCCCTACCGACTTCATCGATTACGACGATGGCGCGGAGGAGAAGCCGATCGCTCGCGTCGAGCCGCCACGGCAGCGGTATAAACCCGGCAAGCGGATGGTGCAGCTTCGCATCGAGCCGCAGGAAAAGCCGGGTGGCAACGAGCCGGTATTCACCAGCGTCAACGGCGTTTCGATCCTGATCCCCCGGGCGACATCGTGCTGGGTGGACTTCAAATATTACCACGCCCTGCAGAACGCGGTCGCGCACATCGCGGAGGTCGATCAGGATTCCAACATCACCAGTTGGCGCAAGGTGCCGGAATATCCGGTGAGCGTGTTCGTGATCGAGCCGCCGCTGACGGAGGAGGAGAAGGAACTCGCAGCCAAGCTCGAACATGAGGCGGCAGAGAAGCGGATAGCTGCGCGAGCCGCAGAGGCGGCCTGATGACGTACCTTGAACTGGCGCAAATGACGGCACAACAGACCGGCACCATCGAGGGCACGCTGCCTTCGACGGTGCTCGGACAAACGCGCCGGCTGAAGCTGATCGTGGATTATGTCCGCGAGGCCTACAACGACATCCAGAACTCGCACCGTGCTTGGCGCTGGCTGCAGAGCCTGTTCTATTTCGACACGGTCGCCAGCACCAACAGCTACGCCTACAGCGCCTTGACGGACGAACTCACGACGCTGCCGGTCGACCGTTTCGCGGCGTGGAATTTCAAGAATGATGGCTCTGACCGGAGCGTGTCCTCCTACCTGCTCTCCACGGGCGTAGCGGAGGAAGGGCCGCTGCAGTGGATGGATTGGCCCCGCTTCAACGAAACGCAGCTACGGGGCACGCAGACGCCCGGGCGGCCACGCTGGTTCACGGTAGCGCCGAATGAGAAGCTCATCGTCTCGCCGACGCCAGATGGCATCTACAGGATTCGCGGTCCCTACCGGAAAAGCGCTCAGTCGCTGGCCGAGGACGATGACGTCCCGGAGATGCCCGCTGACTTCCACACCATCATCAAGGACGCCGCGCTCTGCTACGTCGAGGCTCATGACGAGGGGCCACGCATCCCGGTCTATCGGCTGCGGATGCTGCCGAACTGGTCGATGCTCGAATCCAGCCAATTGCCACGGACGACATGGGGGGCACCGCTGGCATGACGATCCAAGTCCAGACATCGCTGATGTCAGGCGGGCTCGATCTGGTCACGCCGCCCATTGCCATGCCACCCGGCAAGGTGATCTCCGCGATCAACTACGAGCCGGACGTTGCCGGCTATTCCTCGACGATGGGGTTCGAGCGCTTCGACGGCCACACCAGTCCGTCCAGTTCGACCAGCCCCGCAGAGATCGCGCATTTGCGGACGTTGATCTCTGAGGTTCCCGGCACCGGCCCGGTGCGTGGGATCGTTGTATTCGACGGTGCCGTCTACGTATTCCGGGACGTGGATGAGACGACGGGCGGCATGTACAAGTCGACGGTCGGCGGCTGGTCCCTGCAGACCTTTGGCCGCGAGATGGGGTTCTCGACTGGCTCTGCCGAGTTTCTGGGTGGGGAGTACATCGTCGGGGGGAGTTCTGGGGCGACCGCCGTTGTCGAGCGGGCGATCCTGCGTTCCGGCGCATGGGACGGCACGGCAGAGGGCTACTTCGTCCTTTCCAACGTCACCGGCACATTCGTGGCCGAAACGGTCACGGGCGTCTCTACGGCCGCTACGGCCGTCGTAACAGTTCCAACTTCGCTCACGATCCCGGCGGGTGGCCGTTACGATTTCACGATCAATAACTTCTACGGGTCCGCCAACACCCCCTGCCTGTATTTCGCGAACGGCGTCAGTAATGCATGGGAGTGGTCGGGGAGCGTATTGTCTCCAATCCATACCGGCACGTCATCGGGGACAGTTAGCACCTACGATTATCTGGTCGGCTACTTGGTGCAGGAAGTGACCATTACCATCGCCAGCCCAGCCGTGGTGACCACTGTCGCCGCGCACGGCTACAGCGCTGGTCAGCCGATCGTGTTTGTGACGACCGGCGCGCTGCCGACTGGCATTACCGGCAGCACGGTGACCTACTACGTGATTGCGACGGGCCTCACCCCTACCACGTTCCAGTTTTCGACAGTACTCGCTGGCGCTGCGGTCATCACCAGCGGCTCTCAGAGCGGCACCCACAAAGTTACTCGCACCAATCTGGATGTCGGGGATTTCATCGTAGCCGCAGATGGATCGAGCATTATTTTTGGAGGGTCTTTCGATGCTCCTGAGTTTGTCGAGCATTACAAGGGCCACCTGTTTGTAGCGTATTCGTCGGGGTCGCTGCTCAATTCCAGCATCGGCTCCCCTCTGGAGTACATGACCTCGACGGGCGCGAGCGAAATATCGTTTGGCGACCGGATTACCGGGATGCTCACCTCGTCTACTGCGATGGTGATCACCGGGCAAAACCGCATCAGCTTCATAACGGGCGACGATGCTGCAACGTGGGTGTTGAGTCCTGTTTCGGGGACATCCGGCGCGCAGCCCTACAGCCTGCAGATGATGGATGAGCCGGTATTCCTCGATGATGCCGGGGTGCGCAAGCTGCAGGCGGTCGCTGCCTTTGGTGATTGGTCGACGGGGACGTTGACGCAGCCGGTCGAGCCGTTGGTCCTGCAAAAGCGCAACGCCGACATTACTCCAGTGGCGTCGTTGAAGATCAAGGCTCGGGATCAATACAAGCTGTTTTGGAGCGATGGCACGGGCCTCACGGTCTATCTCGGCCGCAAGCATCCGGAGACGTTGCCCTTCAATCTGCCTATCGATGTCTATTGCGCCACCGCAGGCGAGGTCGATAACGGCCAAGGCGACCGGCTGTTTGTCGGCAGCGCGACGGACGGATTCGTCTACGAGCTAAACCGTGGAACGTCCTTCGACGGAACGAATATCAAGACCTTCATTCGCCTGCCCTTCTCGGCGGCAGGAAGCCCCGCGCAGGAAACGCGCTGGACCAAGGTGACCTTTGAACTGGCGACGCCGGACACCATCGATATTGGGGTCGCATTCGATGTCGATTATGCGCGTGGGGTAGGGACAGCTTTCCAGATCGACATTCCCATCGATGCTGGCTCCGCGATCATTACGACGG